GTGCGGTACTCCGCACCACCGTCGAGTGAGGGAAACCCGTCGACGGACGGGGAAGCGAGGAACATCAGCAAGATCGAAAAATACATTGGAAAAATTCCAATGTAACCTTTCGACCCAGGTAAGTGGTACCTTTATGGTAACACCCTGGACAGTCCAACAACGGTATTCCAACCGTTGATAGTCGACGTTATATCGACGCCTATTCAGCGACTGAAGTGTTGATGTCGTTCCTAACAGATACAGGAAGCCAATGGACGGATTTGACTCCGTTAATACAGGAAGTTGAATAGACTTCTGTATCCATCGACTAATTGCATCCGATAGGTCCCAATAGCCGCGATCGCGAAGGGCGCGCTGCAAAGCGCACCACGAGCTCAACGCAGCTGGATCGCTCCTTAAGCAGGATGACATGATGGTCTTAATCCGTGTTGGTGTGACGTCGACGCCATTATAAGCGTCGAGACCACAACTTTCACGGAAGTGACCTGCAACACAACACTTCGACTTGTTGAACAAAAGTCCAACAGTTTCGAAGTATTGCACGATCGCTTCCGAGTCTTTGGAAGCGCAGATTATGTCATCCCCGTACACCCAGACAGAGGAGCAAGCACGCTTCACCTTGCGGTGAAGATATGTGTTGCTCTTGTCTTGAGTAACAAGCACCGAAACGGCGAGGAGGAAGAACACGAGCGACTCCACTGGGAAGCATAAAGCTGAACCCATTGGAGCAAACTTGCGCATCTTCACAATTCGCTTATCTGGTAGCTCGGTCTCTGTCGACCTAGTCGACAGAAGGTATGATACAAACCTAGGATCCATGCCAAAGACCCTCTCAACGAGGGCTAATGACACGCGATCCGAGGCGTCTTTCATATCTAAGGTTGCCCAACCGGCACCCATACTTCCATACATGGCGTAACGACGGTTAATCTCTTGATCACTGAAGTTCACATGACCCTTCGTTAAGGGGTGTGATTCAATGATTGAGACTAACTGATTCGCTATACCCTGTTGTAGGTATTGCAAGGTGCTTGGTTCACAACTAATTAACCGAGGCCCCCTTGAGTCTTTAGGAACGAGCACTACACGTGCCCGCTTTCGGGACTCAACAAGGGTGGATGGGTCGCGAAATGCGACCGCCGACAAGGAAGGGACCATCCATTCATAGAATGGAAAGTCTTTTTCCACATCAGGATAAAATGACCGAAAGGCCATCTTTTCCCAATGTTTCAGCCGGTCTGACACTGCTCCGGGACCGTGTTTAGGTACCATCTTATCGATGGAAAACCGACACGTAATTCTCGCCGCAAGTTTGGCAGCAAGATCCAGAACGCTATCCGGAGACGATAAAGTCTCTGGTAGCCTAGCATCCGTTTCGATAAACGATTCGATAACTTTCGTTATCAATTCGTCTTGATAGGGCAGCTTGAGCTTGTACAGGAAGTACAAGATCTGCCTTAGGTGCTTCAGCACTAGCTCCGACGTTACCATCGGATACACCGAGGACCATAGAGACCCTAGAAATCTAGGGACTACGGCATCTTTACGGAGTGCAAACCCCGTAAAGTTCGGTGGTGGTCCACCTGCGAGAAAAGCGTCAAAGCTCTTCCCTAGGGATGGTAGGCGCTTAGTTAGAAAACTAAGCCCCTCATTTCCTACGCGACGACGCATTTCTGCAGCATCACGCGAGAGATCCACATCTAGTATACTGGCTACATCGTTAAGCAGGTGTTGAGTTAGATCGACGTAGAAGTCGACCTCGCTTTTCATGGGCCCCGTTAAGGGTAACCCATCGAAGCACTCATCACTTAGCATAACTATGCCCTCTACGTAACTACTTCCGGGACTTCGATGAAGCCAGCTTTTTGATGAAGCTCTTACGAGCCGCATCAGTTAGCTGACCTTGTGAATCCCGTGGTAGCCCGTCTGTTGAAGCAATATGCATTTCTGCATACATCTTCAAGTGATCGACAGCTAGCACGAATCGTGATAGCTTACCGGCGTCTCTGTGTAGGTCGATTTTTACATCGACCGGACAGAGACGAATCATCAGACTCGCTAATGCGATATCTAATGTCCAGTCTTGCTTCACGACCTTGGTTCGCTTTAGCATCACCTAATAGTGATGTTAGGGCTCGCCACCGTACCAGTCTGTCATTACGGCGCTGAACGCTGAATCATTCCCTGCTGAACGTGAGTTCACCAGGGCATTAAACAGTAGGCTCAGCACCGCATCCACGACGCCCTTATCTTGCTGACCTCCCAGCAGTATTGCTGGTTTGTCAAGCACGAGATAGGCGGAGGCGGAGATGCCAGGAATGGTAGAACCACTCGCAGGCAACCCCGTGACGTCGAGCCGCGCAACGCTACGCAATCTTCCACCCTTCGTCTTAGTATGCTCAAAAAGGAGCGTACCAGCCGCAAGGTAGTTAAAGAACGTAGCTGGTACATTCAGGTTCCGGGTCGTTTTCGACCCTTCACCGAATGCAACCATATCAAACGTAGCATTACCAGAGGTAATGCCCGTACTGACAATGCACTGCGCTCGACTATACACTGGATCTGCGATCATGTGAGTAGCCTTAACGTTGGATTAAACTCCCAATGTGGTTATGGAAGTCACTTCCGGGGCCCCCTTACAAATCGTAAGGAGGCACCGATCAGTGTATGAGATACACTAAACGGGTCCCACCCGGCTTGTACCAATACTTGCTCAGATAACGAATTATCTAAGAAGCGTTGATATGACGTGCCTTGTTGAATCGCAACCCCGTAGTTTTTAAACCCGGGGTCAGGATCCTCTCGACACGCCTGGCGTCCGATTTCTGGCCACGTGGCGTAAAGCCCCGTGGACTGCTGAAGTTTGACACTCCAACATGCCTCGTGAACCCTTAGTGTCACCTGGAATGCAGGTATCGAATTGGCGGCCGTCAAAAAGTCGCCAACCCGAAAGAACCAATCAACTATAAAGCTGAAAGGTATCGCGTCCCAGATAATGGCAGGATCCCAAACGACGCCAAAAGCGTCGCAGAAGGCTCTTACCTCACCCTGATGCTTAGACAGCTCCGGTATTCCATACGAGTACTTAATTGTACACGTAAAAGGAGTCGGAGAAACACAGCTAGTCTTAGCGACGGTCCCAACGGCAGAAGCCATAGGAACCCTCGAAAGGCACACTGTGGGCAGCCTAAACACACGTTCGTAGTCTGGTATCGGAAGAGAAACCTTGTACTTATGTACAAGAATTTTTCCTTCCTGAGCCAACAACTTCTTGAGCTCGCTACGATACGTAGCGAGACCCTTAAGTATGCCTACGACGTCGGTAAGGAACGGCCTCCAGCCATATCTGATATTCAGATGGCCGGAAGCAATATTGTACAGGAACTTGCGATGACGATCCCAATACTCAAACATCCGCTTAAAGTCTTTCAACTCTAAGATGAAGTTAAGTATCGAGACTCGCCTTCGAATAGATACCCTCGAAAGGAGGGATCTAAATGCGGCCATACGATATGGTTGCATCTTAATTCCACCAATTATGCCTGCCGTTGCTTCAGTGAAGGCGCTTTCCCCCGGATATGACGGAGATAACTCCGAACATATCAGGAGGGCGGCATCAGACAACACTGACGATTCTCCAACCATAGAACACTCTGCAGAGAGTGGGAATGGCCCAGGATTGACCGTGATATAGTTGCAATGACTACAGTTCTTGTAGACAGCAACATCACCGCGGTCATACGTTATGGCTTCACGCGTGCGTTCATACGTACAGAGTCGGGAACCGTCCTCATTCATATCAGGACAGTAACCCATAGCCGACGTATAAGACACGAGTCTGGGAACAGAAACACTGTTTCTGTGCTTGGATTTCGTACTCATAGGTGTGGATGGGAGGGCGGGTCGGACGACCCGC